CTTTTAATCTGTAATACGGTATTTGCCATTAATTAACTCTCACCAAATGAACCACAATCAATTGTATTAGTTTTTCCAAAGGTATTTAGTGCAGTATCGGCATCCCCTCCAGATCCACCAGTAATAGATAACTGTCCTGTTATAGACAACCCCTCTATTCGTCCAGTGCTATCTGTTATAAGACACGATAATGGTTCTATTGTGCCTGGTTCATGATCCATCAATTTAACAAAATACGAACCAGCGATAGGAATAGAAAATCCATTTTCATCTGAAACTAAAAATAAATTTTCCAACATTCTTCTGGGATAAGCATTCACTATGCTATTCGCAGAACTTACTGCTGGAGTAAACCCCTCAGAAACTACTCCACTTGGATCTTTTCCAATTGAACCAGAAGTAGAGTTAAAAAGCATAAAATCAGAGCCTCTTGGCATCTGAATTGGAAAGATATCAGAATTGTCTATTGATGGGTTATCAGATCCATCAGATAAAAATAGACGACTAGAAACTGGACCCGTTATAGCAAAGCTAGGAGATCCAATTTTATAATATCCAGATCCATATCTGACATAGCTCGTTATCATTATGCTTTCGTAATTCTTATATTAATACGGGGTTGTTTTTTAATTTTAATAATCACCGAGTTACCTCCCCAAGAACTTCCACTCTTCCCTTTAATAATTTATAAACGATTCCTTCGTCATCTTCCAGTTCTATATCATAAAAGTGTTTACCAGGCGGTAGGAGTTTGGTGGTATATGAACTAATTTTAACTTTTATAAATCCATCTTCGGTTTCATCGAATTGAATATAATCTCCAACATATTGATCTGTATTTGGAACATCATTCAAATCTACAAGTTTATCTTCCGATAGATAGGATCTTCTTATTTGCATTCTACAAGAATATGATTTTATTGCATTAGTACCTGTAAAATAATAAGGAGTGGTGTTGTCATCATCTAGAACATAAAATTCTAGAATATAGGTAGAACCCTTATCTATTGTTATGTCATACGGATATGGTATCATTTTTTCTTACCGATGTGATATTTTGGACACAATTCCCAATTAATTTTGTCTGAATGGGAAATTATTTTTATTTGATTTAATCCCACCATATTGCTATTTAATTTCTCTTGATCTTTTACAGAAACTAAACCCCATTCCTCAAGCAATTTGGCGATTCTATTTCTTCTGCCAATATCATTCTCATCAATATTAGATTCTAACCCATCTAAAAGAAAAAGTTCTTTAAAATGGACTATGTAATATTTACCCTTTTTATGTAAAATATGACAAGATTGATATAACTTATTTTCCTTTTTGGAAGTTATACCAATTCTTGTCAAAGTTTCTTTTACTTTGAGAAAATCGTCTTGATTTGGCAGATCTACTTCTAATAGATCTTCTACACTTATTATGTTCATACCGATGATACTCCTAAACACTTTTATTTATATTTAGGATTTATCGGTAATTAGGTGATGATATGTCTCCTTTAGGACATTAATTTGCTCATCAGACAGTATACGAAGATACTCTTTTGCTTTGGTTTCAGAACACTCATATATGCTCTGAATAAGTTTCAAATTAGGTATTTCTTCAGATTTGAACCATTTGGTAAATCTCTTCTTTTTTCTCAGTCCATGAAGATAAAAATGATGCTTTAGTTTATTGTCTAGGTATGCACGGGCATTGAGTTCATTAGCATAAAACAGAGTATCTGGCATAAAAGAAAAATAACGATTAATCAGATATGCGGGATACTTTTTTTCTTCCCGTTCTGGCATGTCCTTAAAGACATCCTGTTTACCATGACTAGCATCATTAATATAGTCAAATAACTCCATTTTATTTGATCTCGCAATCCATCATCAATTGAATCAGACAAGCAGTTAGATTGATTTCCTGATCCGCAACAAAAGCGGACTTGTACTGATAATCTGCAAGAACAAGAATCGCAGACGGAATAGAAGAAGCAGTAAAGTTCTCATAGAGTCCATAATAGATCTTTCTAAAGATATGAACAGGATCATTGTTGATATTTACAATTACCCATTTTCGGACATTTGCAAAATCCTTATCCTTCATTGCCTTTAGAAGATCCTTGATTACGATATCCCCAGATTCCGAAAGAATACCCGTATCAATCTTACCATTGACAGAATATCTTTGCAGTTCATTGAGTAATCGTCGGAAATCTGGAAAGTACTTTACAATAAGTTTAGCAAGCACCTTATCATCATAAGGAATTTGCTCGGCATCAAGAATCATCTTTAGACGATCCATGAATCCTGCACACATCTTCATCTTATCGTCAGTCGAAAACTTAAAGTCAATAACTGTACAACGAGAATGAAGAGGTTGAATGATTCTATTCTTGTAATTACAAGTTAGAACAAATCTACAATTATCCGCAAACTCTTCAATAAAACCACGAAGAGCGGGTTGGAAAGATTGAGGATTAGAATAATCAAACTCGTCTAGGATTACTACTTTGGTATTTCCATCAAAAGATACTGTGCTTGCAAAATTACGAATCTTGGTTCGCAGAGTATCAATGTTCCCATCTTCAGAGCAGTTAATGACGATAACATCACACCCAAGTTCATTGCAAAGTGCTTTTGCTACTGTGGTCTTTCCACAGCCTGGGCCTCCAGAAAGAAGGAGATTCTGGATTTGACCAGAATCTACCATTTCTTGGAAACTTTTCTTCAAATTGTCAGGGAGAATACATTCACTGATTTTCTTTGGGCGATATTTTTCTACCCAAAGAAAAGTATTAGCATCAATCATTTATTCAAGCCTCGTATGAAGATTCGGTTTCTAGTGCGATCCAATAAGTAAGATAACGGTTCTTACTGACAAAACGAGATACAACCTTTTCGCTGATTCCAACATCATAATCGCCAGGAATCAACTTCATGTTCTCTGCCTTCATGTACATCTCAAACGATGCGTTATTTGTGTTATCTCCGACAACGATTGAATAAGAATTGCTAGTTGTGTCCTTCTTATCAAGAACAACCATTTCAATCTTATCTTCGTTTGAACGAACGCAAATATCAGGTAGTTGAAGAACCGCAGCAGCCTTCATCAGTTCAGAGAAGTCCTTCTGCTTTAGTTCAAAATTGATTACTACTTCTGGCATCTGAATCTTCTTCGATGGAGCAGTAAGCAACTTCGGTTCGGAATAGAAGAACTTGACAGAAGAATTCTTATTGTAAATCGTTACGAATTTGTCATCAAAAACAAACTCTGGATCCTGAAAGAGAGAAACTACTCCCAAGAACTTGTTCAGATCCCACAAACCGAATTGAATCGGAAACGACTCAGGAACAGTTGCTTCTGCAAGAACATTCTTTACAGGAGACACGGTAGTAAGCGTATCGCCTGGATTTACAAGAATATTAGAATTAATTGATGCGAAGTTCTTTAGAACTTCAATGGTTTCCTTTGAAAGTTTCATGCTTTTAATTTCACTTGCCACTGACATTGTATAATCTCCAATTATTTTGGATTTGAGTTTTCACGAATATAATCTACACTCTCTTTTAGTTCTATGAACTGCTTTCTATCGTTTGCAGTTTTGGTTGATTCTGAATTCGGAACATAATTAGTGAATCCAGGCATCTGCAAAGGACATGTTACCTTCGGGTAATGCAGTTTTGTGTATTCCACCATCTTACCACCATTCTCGTATGGTGTCAACTGAGTAAGTTGTTTGTCTCCGCAACCACATGCTCCACAATAATGAGAGCCTGGATAACGCGCACTATCCATTCGTCTAGGACACGGAGGAAGATCTTGATCTGCATCCCCATGACAACTTAAAACACGCAAAGAATGAGTAATTTCAGATGCTTTATTGTCATTGAGTCCACGGGACACCATTGATTCAGTAAATGATTTTGCTTTACTGAGAATATTTTGTTTTATGGGTTCACCGCTTTTTCCTCCCGCATCCGCAGGAGGTTGAACTTTTTTTGCTTTTGAATCTGCCTGGGCGCGAAGTTCTGCTATCACTTCTGACGCGGGTTTACCCTTAAATTTTGCTTTTTGTAATTCTTCTGCTAGTTTTTTAGGATCTATCTTGCTCATTGTTCATCCCAACGATCATCATAAAAATCTTCAGAATCTTGATTCCCTAAGCAATAATCTTTTAATGATTGTTTTTCATTCGACCGATTATGCTTTCCTTTTGGGGTATTCTTGGGACGCTTACGGAATCTTTCGAATCTGTAATCATCATCTTCATCATTGCCCTCATACTTAGGCATTTACACGATCTCCTCTAGATCAGGAAATACTTCCTTAATTAATTCTTTAGTTACAACAGAACTCTTAAATGAATTCGTAACAATCATTTCATATGCTGGTGCTTCCAACCAACTCATTTCTTCTAGTACCATTAGTAATCTATCCATCATTCGTTTAGTCAAAATTCCAGTATAGAATTGAGGAAGCATACGCATTGCTTTCTCAAATTTCATATACGAAAGTCCAATATCTACCATATTTGGTTTATATTCTGGAATTTTAGTAATTACTGGAGTTTTATTATTTAATACTGCCCATCTAAGAAATGTTTTAAAATGCAATGAACTTGTTGCATATTTTCTAAGAAGTACAACTTGATACTCTTTAGATGGAGTTCGCTCAATTTCTCTGAGCATTTCGATTATTGACTTGTACATAATTAAAAAGAAGTAATCTCTTTCAATAGATTGTTGAGTTTATGTTCAACGAAATAATTGAACATCTTATGGTTATTTATATTGGGTTTCTTATATTCTTCAATAATTTGATCGACATATTCCTGTGGAATATAATTCAGATCAATTAGAAGTTGATTCCTGGCAAATGAATCTTTGTATTCATCGGGAATCGTAGATTCGTATTCTTTTAGTTTCTTTGAGGTTACTGGTTTTTGTCTTTTGTTCTCTACAATCAGAGTGTCAGCATCCGATAGAATATTAGGAATACCATCACTAGGATCCCCCCTGACAATCTGTTCGAATAGAAATGATGTTGGATTATCGCACTTTACCATTAGTTTCTTCAATGGACTGTAAATATCAACATTTTGATAATACAGAAGTTGCTGAAAATCCTTATCATTAGATACAATAAGAACTTTTTCTGATGGCGAATAATGCTTTGCCAAAACAGCAATAACATCGTCTGCTTCGCAGCGATCTATCTTGATGTTTTTATATGGCATATTCTCCGCAATCTCTTCGTTGATTTGACGCATAGATGCGAAGATCTGATCCCAATATTCTTGATTGTCTTGCTGTGTTTTCTTTCTATTTGCTTTATAGTGAGGAAACACATCCTTCCTCCAATAATTATTGGAGTCCTGACAAATTACAATATCACCATATTGGTTATTAAATTTTTCCTTTATAAACCTATATGTGTTTAGTGTGATATGTCGGATCACATTTAGAGGATCTTCATCTAGAATTTGTTCAGGATTACGATAATGGGAAAAAATAGATGCAAGAATTATTTGAGAGTTATCAACTAGAATCATTTGAATGCTTTCACGATAATGGTATGCTCATTCAATCGTGGAGTTGCTTCGGTTTCTTTGGTTTTTAGGCCATCGTAATGATTGGTAAAACTACGAATACCGTTTCCCAATCCCTTGAAGAATTCCTTTGGTTTACGAACGACTTTACATACCGACTTATTTACATTTTGTAGAGTAGTTCCCTTAATACTAAATCCCTCAAGAGATTCGGTTTCGTACAGACAAACCTTAGAATACTTAGTATTATAGACAACCACCTTGGATGCTCCAATTATATCACGCGGATCAATCGAAGTCAAACCCAAACCAGTATCTTGTTTCAAATACTTTAGATTCTTAATAAGTTTTTCTGGCGACTTGGCCTTCTTCTTTCTAGGTTTCCTTTGCTT